CTGCCGTGCGAAGTTTCAAATTTAATAGTAATTTTATTAGTTGCAGCTGCTGTGTTATTCACCTTTGGGTATGATACAGTTAATAAGCAATTAGATAAAGAATTTCCTGTAGCTGGTGAGCTTATCCAATATTTATATGCTGTTTTGATGCCCGCATAATATAATCTATTTGTAAAATTTTTAGAAGATGCATAGTTGGCAGCATTTAAAACACCAGAAGCTTTTCTGGCAGAAAGAGTTGGGTCCCCTAAAATTAAATATTGAATTCCTGCTGTCTTAGGTCTTCTTGGATCAATTATACTTGTTATTGGAAATAATTTATCAAAAGGCTTATTGCCATCTGGATTTGTATATGTCAAGCTGCCTGCTGGGTTATCTGTTGTTCCGCCTGGGCCTCTTACTGTAACTCCTGAAATTAAATCATTCATATTATATTCAATCCAACAACCGTCAACCATTGATAGTGTTGTTGATTGATTTAAAGAATTAGAAGTTGCTTGTGTAACTGATAGCATTATACTTCTTCCAGATTTATAGAAACATCCCAGAACTCTTGAGCAACATCGCTAGTTTTTTCTTTTACATTTCTTTTTACAACTGTAAAGCTAGCTGAAGTAAAGCACATAGTTAATATTTCATCTCTATCTGAAACTGCATTGTATGATATTTTAACTTTAAATGTTCCTGTGCCTTTGCCATAATAAAATGACCTTATAGACCCAGCTCCGTAACCGCCATCTACTGTCATTGCATCATTTGTAGGAAGCATAGTCCAACTTGTATTCAAAGTTTTTTTATCAGCAGTAAATATTTTTCTTAAAGTTCCATTAGACATTCTTTGAGTACGTTCAATTCTATTTGTATCTATAGTAAGCGGTGCTCTATTATGCTCTGATAATTTTACCCAAGTTGGGGTGTCTGTTAAAGATGTATCTATATAAAGTGCTGATCCTACTGGAAGTGTCATTGCCATTATTTAATACTCACATTCTTACTGGTTCCAACCATTTTAGCATTAAGCTTAGCATCTTGTCCAATTGCTTGTTTGGTCATTGTAACTACTTGTCTTACAAATGCATCTGTATTCATTCCATCTGATGGATAAATATTTTGAGTTAAATTGATTACAGATCCAGATTGTCCTTGCGATGCTCCAGATACTTTCAATCCGCCCGTTGGCAATTGATAACTTGGATTTGCAGCTTTTAATGATTGTAAAATGTGAGAAGGGATAATATTTCCTGCTCCCTTTGCTTGGAACAACTCTGGACCGTTTTCTCCGACTAAGAAAGATTCTCCAGACATAACTCCAAGCTTTCCGCCTGCTGCCATTGAAACTTTTGCACCCAATTTATTTTTAACAGCATCAAATTTATAAACTTGATTTGTTTGCTTATCAACTGCATAGTTAGCGTCTTTCCATTTAAATAAATAATATCCTGTTGGATTTTGATCTGTAACAAATTGTTTACTTTGTTTATCAGTTATAGCTTTTTGCGCTGCTTCTTTAATTGTCCTTGCTTCTACTGTAACTGTTGAATTTCCAAACCCAGTTCCGTTTTTACCTGGAGTGACGCCTGCTTTTGTATTTTTATTTCCAGTTATTGCATCAACAACAGATTGAAGTGTGGCTCCTCCACCAAGAGCTAGTAAAGATTGACCTATAGTAGAATCCATACCAAAAGATTGTAGCGCAGTTGCGGCTTGAGCTCCAACACTTATTGGCTTACCCTTTGCATCTTTTGTTGCTGGCATGGTTGCTCCCGCAGCTTTTAATGCTACAAGAATTTGTGCAGCCATTCCTTTGCCTTCCCCATTGGCATAATCAGTTACTGATTTTCCTGCAGCTCTTGCATTTAATTCAAGCGTAACCATTGCAGAATTTACATTATCAATTTTTGTTTTTTGATCTTCTAAAGATGTTGTAACTTTGCCTAGTTGTTCTCCAGCCAGAGCTGATTTATCAGATAAAGCTTGTTGACCCTTGTTCAAAGAATCAATTTTTGCTTGAAGCGGAGTATTTTTTAATGTATTAGCATCTTCAATTGCTTTCTTTTGAGCATTGTATTGAAGTTGTTTTTGCAAAGCTTGCATATCCAGGCTTGATTGTTGAGCTTGAGCTGAATTGCCTGTTGCAACTGCTGCATCATATTCAGCTTTCTTTTTAGCAATTTCATTACCTAAATCTGCTTCTGCTTTTGCTACATCTAATGCCTTCAGTCTTGCTTCAGTTAATTTATTATTAGCGTCTATTTGTTTTTGCAGTGCTGCAATTGCATCTCTAGAATTTATTTGCTGTTGTACAGATTGTCCTTTAGCAGCAAGCTGCATAGCCTTTTGCTGTTTAGTTAATCTATCTAAATTAGCATACTGACCTTTTAAAAGACCTTCTTTATTTTTTGCAATTACAGTTGTTTCAATGACATCTTTCATGTCTTGCAATGCTTTAACTTGTTTTGCATCTAGTTGTGATAAATCTCCAGCAAATCCAGCCGCAAGTAATCTTAATTTACCCCAAACACTTGTTAGCGTATCTGAAGTTGTAACCATTTTTTTAATGTTAGGATCAGCTTTAGCTAACTCATCAATTGTTGCTTGTGTTATTTTAGTTTGTGTTCCCGAAGCCTGGTTTATATAATCAAGCTGTTGTTTTTCTGCTTGTAAATAAGTAAGCGCTTGAGTTTTACCTGTTAAATCTTTTCTTGCTGCTTTTTCTGAATCAGATATTCTTTGCTGTATTCCAGCCTCTACCGAACTCATGGCTGTATTAAATTGAGCAGCTTGAGCAGAACCTTCTCTTTGTGTTGTTGTGGCAGTGCCATAATCTCTAACTGCAAATAAAGATGAAGTTTTTGCATCAGAAGCTCTATTGAATGCCTTATTACCTGTTGTAGCGGTAACTGCAAGATTGGCTTTATTAGACATTTGAAACATTGTATAAATTTTCTTAGTTGCTTCGTCAGCAGCCATTCCGCCAGCAATTAACTGTTCTTTTAATCTCAATGCCAATGCGATGGCAGATTTATTATCTTTTGATTGATTAATTGCTTTAATTTGATCTGAATATACAGACTTAACTTCTGTTTTTAATTTTTTATATTGTTCTATTGTTATGCTAAGCGGTGTTCCTGAATCTTGCAAACTTTCATAAACTAGTTTATTTCTTTCAGCTAAATCTTTTGCATTCTGCATAGCATCTTTAATTACAGAATTATAATCTTTATATTTTAATCCTGCTTTTTGTGCTGCAGCTGCAGTTAATCCGTAACCAACTGCATTTACTCTTACAAACTCTTGATGTTGTTTCCAAATTTTTATTCCAGCCATGACAGCTAGTGTTACTCCACCTATTACAAGGTTTGCTCTAGTTCCCATTAATGCAATTTTTCCAAGCATAGAGGCAAATTTTCCACCGCCAGCTGCTCCGCCTTCTAATGCGGTAGTAGCTTTTGCAGCAAGACCAATTTGTTTTGTTGCCCAAGGCATTCTTGTTCCTATAAATCCTGGTGTTTTAGTTCCTGGTGGCATCCAGCCTGGCTCTCTTGCTTCTGGCGGTGTCCATGGTGAACTATTAATAGGTCCTTTTGGTGTTGTTTTGTTAGCGCCCATAAACATCCAAGGAAGTATGTTGCCAGCTGTTGACAACATTGTTCCTGGAACACCACCAATTTTACTTCCAAGCATTTGTGACAACATCCCAAGAACTAATGCTCCGCCAGTTGATGCTATTCCATAATTATGTTTTCCTGAATGAACACGTCCTCCCAAAGCATAGTGAGGAATAATTCCTCCGCTATTGCGTGGAACAAAAAGTTCTGGTCCTTTTTCACCTACAAGGTAAGCTTTTCCAGAATTAACTGGTCCGCCATTTTCTCTTTTAGCATCATAAACTGCTTGAAGCTGAAGATGTCCGTGTGCAGCCTTAACAACTTTAAATTTACCTCCCATGTAAACTTCGCTTTCATTTACATGAACTGGACCTGAAGGAGAATGGAATGTAAGGTCAGGGAATATTTGAGATGCTGGAACAGCATTTCTATTTTTAACAGTTGCTGTTAATTGTATTGGGCCAAATCCTTCGGCAGTATCTTTGTTTGTACTCCATGAAGAACGGCGCATAATAAATTCTTTGCCTATTAATTCATTCCATTTTCCTGCATTAATTAAATCACGAATCACAGGAGGCAAACTATTTACATTTCTTACACCACGATGAAGTGTTCCAGTAAATTTAGTTCTAATTGAGGAAAGATATTGTTGAACAGCTGGATCATCGATAGCCGCATAATCACCTTGCATATAATTAAATAATGATGTTTTAGCTCTAGATTCAAGCGTACCAATTGCAAATGCTGGTTCTAATCCAGCTTTCATAAATCCTGAGCCTTGATATCTTATTCGTGCGCCAAGTTGCTGATTTCTAATTCCCATTGGGGATTGGTATCTACCAATTTGTAATGGTCCATGTAATGGATCGCTATTTACTATATCTTGATAGTATGATGCTGGCATTGGATACATTCCAGCTGCTCTCTTTTGAGTTGCATAATCAACTGGCATTTGTCCATTTGGATATTTAGAAAATATTTTTTGATTCATTGCTTCCACTGCTGGATTAACGCCATGCTTCATCCAGCTTAACGGATTGTCTACTGCTTTAGGGTTGCTAGAATAAAGATGTGGATTTTTAGCCATAAAAGCATTGCTATTCATTATTCCATAGTTATGTTTTTTGCTTGTTACTGGTCCGCCCAAAGCAAGATGCACCATTGATCTGGTTGCAGCAGATTTGTTGAGCATTATAATAAATTTATTTAATCTCATTTTTTGAATATCGTTTAGTGCAGAAGTACTTCCACGTAGATGAGAAACAACATCTGAAGGATGTACGTCTCCTAAACCAGCATTGTGCAATATTTCTTGAACAATATTATTTGCACCTATTCCGCTTGGATGAATAACATCTTGAAATCCTGGAAGCAATGGTTTTCCATTTGGGCCTTTTGCTCTGGACAAGGTCATGCCCATATAATTAATATTATAAGGCATTACTGCTGCATTATGAGCATAATTCATACCATGAGCTATATTTTGATTAATTGGAACTACGTGTCCAAAAGCTGATGATGATATATTAATACCTCTCACTGTTTCTGGGGGATAATGTTGCGAAACAACATCAAGTGCATGAGATAAATATTTTTTTAATGAATTTGCTGCATTTTGTCTAAGGCTTTCTCCAGAATATAATATTGGAGATTTACCAGCTTTTAACATTTCTTTATTTAATTCTATTAACTGCTCAGCTCTTATTGATGCAAATTCATGAGGATCAATATATCCTTGCTCACCTCTTGAATTTTTTAAAGCAAGCCCGTAGTTACGGTCTGCTAAAACAAAAGCAGTTTTTGCATCCATTCCTGATTTCATAAGCTGAGCTGTATCTAATGTTACTGCTCTTGCTCTAATTTTATCTTCATAGGATTGTGCATTTTCATTTTGATTAAAATCAATATAATCAGCTAATCCTTTTTCAACATCACTTTGAGTTGTAGATATTGGGCCGTAGTTCATTCTAGGCATAGTTACTCTGCCACCTACTGCATAGGCCGCACCATTATTAATAGCCTGAAGTAATGGCATATTCTTTTCAGTTGCTTTTTTATTTACTACAAATTCTCCTGGTGTAAGCATTGCAGGAACTGTATCTGTATTTCCAACTCCAGGAACTACATTCTTAGAGCCTTCGCTTAGATATACTGGGCCACCTGTATTTAAATTTTGTGGTTTTGTTGTTTGAATAGAATACCCAGCACCTGAAGTTCTAACTCCGCCTAATGCTGCCGCAATTTTATCAACAATAGTTTTAACATTTCCTTTATGGAACATTTCTTTCATATTTGATTTACCGTTTGGCCCTACTACTGGCTGGCCAGTAAGCGGTACGGTTGTAAGATTTATATTTCTTCCCATGGTAGCAGCGATATCGGAAGATGTTTGAGCAATAAGTTTTTCAATTACAAGGTTTAATTCAACAATTTTTGTTCTTGCTGCATCTGCTGTAAGCTTGCCAGCTTCTAATTCTCCAACAATTGCAGAAGTTTCTGTCGCTGCAAGCTCTGTAATTTTTGTAATTTCTGGAAGCAATGCCTGATAAGATTGAGAAAGGCTTACTGTTACGGTTCCTGTTGCAGCAACTTCTTCTTTTAATAATTTAATTTCTTGCTCTGATTGCATTGCAAGTGCGCCAACCATTGAATGCCATTTAGCTGCTTCTCCAGCAACGATGCCTGTTGATGTTCCATTGATTGATGTGACTCCAGGAATCTTTGGCATATCCCCAGACATGTACGCTTGTGGGTTCTTTCCAATTCTTACATTAACTGGTCCTGGTCCTGGAACTGTTCCAAAAATAGTTCCTGGTTGATCCATGCCTGCTGGTACCAAATGAGACATTTGTCTTGAATATGGTTTTCCAACTAATGGATTATTTTTGTCTACAACTCTTGCATTTTCTTTTCCTGGCAATATTACGCTATTAGCAACAGTAGTAATTGCTGGATTCATAGCAACCTTTGCTGCATTTGCTTTTACTTCTAAATTAGAAAAAGATTCTGAAAGAGTATCTACTGCTGCTTTTAATACATTAGTAGCTTCTGCATCATTATAAAATGTTGACTGTAATCCTTTGCCCGCTTCATTTGCTGCAATAATTTCAGGAGTTAATAACTTAAAGCCTTGTCCGCCTTTAATAAGTGATTTAAGATTAAATACTCCTTTAATAACATATCCTACAAAGTTACCCAACACACCAGTTAACATAATGAGTGGTCCAGCTACTGCTGTAATACCGCCTAAGAAGCCTAATGCTGTTTTAATTGGAGCTGGTAGTTTATCAAAGAATTTAACAATTCCATCCACGATTCTTAATACGTAAGTACTAATTGTTAAGAACTGTTTTCCGACTTGAGCAAGATCTGCTTGTACACTAGCTAGCGCTCTCTTATATTTACCAGATGCGGACTCAGTCATCATGCTTAATTCTCGACTAGATACGTTTGCTAAATCTTGTGAGCTTGCTTTCATTAGATCTAATACTTTAAGAGTTTGAGATCCTTGTTTTCCTAAGTTTGCAAACAAAGCATTCATTCTTGCAAACTGGAATTTACCAAATAGCTGCTCTATAGCTTGTTGTTTTTTAAGTGGATCAAGTGTATCTAAAGCAGCTTGTAAATTAAGAATAGTTCCTGTTAAATCACCAGCGTTTTTATTTACAATACCTTTTAGATCAATACCAAAACCAGCAAACATATCTGTTGCAACTTTTGTAGGGTTAACAAGTGATGCAAGTGCAGACTTTAATGCATTTGCTCCTGCAGTAGCATCAATGCCTCCTTCTTTCATTGCAGTTAAATATAAAGCAAGGTCTTTTACGCTTCCGCCCATTGCTTGAATAACTGGACCTGCTTTTGGAATTGCATCTGTTAAATCCTGAAGGCTTGTAGAAGTTTGGTTTTCTACTGCGTTAAGAAAATCAATTGATTGTGTAAGCTGATCTGTATTTTGCTTAAATGTATTTTGAATTGCAAGAGTTGCTTTCATTGCAGACTGTCTATCGATTTCACCAAGAACAGATAGTCTTGTTGTCTGAACAGTTGAAGCAATAAGATCATTTCCTTGCTTACCTGTTGCAGCCATATCCGCTGCTAATGCAATTGTATCTTTGTATGCAACTCCATAAGAAGATGCCATTGTTTTTGCGGTAGCAGAAACATCTTTTTGAACTTTAGCTAATTCTGCAGAAGATGTTGCTGCAAGTCCACCATAAACTTTTGTGAGTCTTACCATTTCGGTATTTGCGTCTAAGAATGCTTTTTGAGCTGCAGCGCCAAATGCTGCTAATGGAACTGTTAAACCTACTGTAAGCTGTCTACCAGCCCACTGAGTATTTTTACCCCAGTTAATTAATTGACCCGCACCATCTTGCATGACCTTGTTCATTATTGAAGCTTCTTGTCTTGCTAAAGCTGTTTTATTTTTTATTTCATCAAGACCTTTTGCAACCTGAATGTTATACTGCATCATGCCTTGTGCATTTTTACCTAATGGCTGAACTATTGCTTGCTCAAGCATTACCTGCTGTTTTGCAAGATCTCTAATTAAATTACCTGTATTTTTGGTATGACCCTGCCATACCTTAAAGTATTGATTTAATTTAAGTTGGCCTTGATCTAAATTTTTACCAAACTTTTGTACATCAGAACTTAGCGTAACAAAGTGTGTTGAGAACTGTCCAGTGGAACGTAACGTGTCGGAAAACGCTTTGTTCATTACAGCAATTTGATTGCCGAGTTTTGCGTTGGTTCCGACTGTTGTTTCTTGTAATTTTACGAGTTGGGCAGTAACTGCAGCTAGCTGAGTTCTTAAACTCGAAAAGTCTGCATTGGCGGTAATGTAGGTCGTTAAATTGTTTTCGGCCATATACTTATATTACTCCATAGAGTATCCTAAACCAGCTCCGATACCAAAACCAGCTTCCGCTGCAAAAGATCCTTGTAGTGAAACAACATCATCTGATGATGCATTTATTCCAAGTGCTTTTCGTTTAATATCTTCGAAGGTTGGATCTCCTTCTTTATTACTGCTTTCATCTAAATCAATACCCTGAATTGAAGCCAAGAATTTTCTTTTTTCCGATTCAGTTTTTTGCATTGCTTTAAAAGTCTGGACCAATTCTGGCATTGAAAGATTATCTTCTAGTTCTTCGTAATTTTTCCAATTACCTAGTAGAAAAACTTCCCCTTCTAAAGCGGCTAAATCTAGTTCTGTCCAGCCAGAACCTGGGCCGCTAGAAGGTTTGGGTCGTCCATCTTAATTCCACCGCATACTTCAAGAATGCGATTGATTGTAGGAACGTCCAAAGTGTCTTCAAATGCGTCTCTGTCTTTTACCAAATCTGGTAGTTGTTTTTCTAATGCTACTGCACAAGCATCAATAAGAATTGTAAGAGTTTCATCTTCTGTTGTTGCGTCCGCTGTTTTTCCAATGGCTGCCATAAACTTGCGAAGCTCTTTAATTGTTAAAGGCTTAAGCTTTACGTTAGCGCCGTTTTGTAGCTGAATTTCTTCAACATCATATACTGTAGTTGCCAATTTAATCCTCCTAGGATTGTGTCTTAATTATTGTATCATATGCAAAATACAATGGCAATAGAAAACCCCTCAATTTCTTGAGGGGCTCTACTAATTAATTTAATTAATTATGCTGCAACAACACGGTCTACAATGAAACCATATTCTTTGCCTGCGTGTGCTGAATCACCTGATGGAAGCAAACGGAATGTTACTGGGAATGTTGATGCTGCGTTACGAGCCAAAGAGAACTGTGACTGTTGTACAGAAAGAACACGACGTGCATAATATACACGCTCAGTATTTGGAGCTACTGATGTTGTTGGCGCTTGACCAACCGCAATAAGCTGACGCTCTGTTGGTGCTTCGCCAAGAGCTCCACCTGCAAGACCAAGGGTCTTGGTTGAAGTGTTTCCTGTGCCTGCTGATACCAATGTTTCTGAACGCTGACCAAATACAGCAAGAACGTTCTCAAGAGTACCTTCTGCCATTTCTGTTGCGATCATAACTTCCATTGTCTCCTTGAAAAGCTTTGCTGAGTCAAGAAGCTGATCTACTGTTACTGAACCGTATGATGGGTTGTATGTAACCTGAAGACCATTGTTTGTGTAACCTACGTTACGATAGAATGCACCCTTATTTGCTGGTGTACCATCTGTTGCTGCTGTTGCAGTATCGATAGCATTTAAAGAATCTGTGTAAGAAACGCCTGATGCGAAAGCTGGTACAGACTTATTCTTGTTAGCTACAAACGCATTTACTACGCCTGCTTCAGCTGCTGGAACATAATCTGCGCTGGTGATGTCTGTTACTGAAAGAAACAGTGGTGACGCACCAACGAGAATATTTCTAGCATTACCTGTGTTTTGTGCCATGTTGTAAAACCTCCTGTTAAATAAACATATATATATATTGATTTAATCTAAATCAAAGCTGGCTAGGCTTTTTACCTCATCTCCAATTTTACGGTATAGTCGATCAAAAGGCAAGCTAAATAAATCTGCCGTTTGGCCCTGTAATTCTTGAATACTTGACCTCTAATATTATATCGGCTGATAAAAAGCCTTGAAGCTCATCAGAGGGGGTTATTGGGGATATGTCTAATAGGTGGGTACTATGAAACTTTAATCTCTGCTCATCTTTGAATTTATTAACATCTTTAGCTGAATCATCCATTCTTCTAAATAGGTCTGTCATCAGGTTTCTAATCTCGTATATGTCTGATACTTCTGTAGAATAGACTGTAAATAAAACTTTTTCTGTACATACTAACCAGATGTCATCGTAGGATATACCTATTTTATCGTAAACAATATGCTTTTTGCCGCTCAAAAATTGATTAAGTTCTGGCTGCTGTTGAACTGGGATAATAGGAATAACTTCCATATTAATATTATCGCTGTAGTAATCATTTGGGTTAAATATCTTTGTAGCCTTTAATTCATTCCACAAAAACTTGCGTAATTCAAATATTGAATCTACCTTATAATCTACGATCATAATGATCCCCCAAATGCTGCTTGTAGTTGTGCGTCTGCCTCTAATCTTATTTTACCAGGTGTGAAGCTATATTGCATTTTTTTAATACCCGATGGTGTCTTTAATGCTTTTGACATTCTTGTATTAAATATGTTTTGAAATCCTGATGCCTTAATTGAGTTATTAACTAATTGCCCGCCAAAATATCTTCCATAATGTAATGCAAACTGATGGCTAGAAGAACTTCCTCCAGGGCTTTTAACGGTAACTGAGGTGCCTTTAGGCATAAAGACTGTTGCACCATTCAATTCGAATACAAGTCGCTCTGCGGACCTTGGGCGGATTATGATAGGCATGCCAGCTTCCATCACAGAAGCTTTATTTGCAAATATATATTTTTTCTTTTGTTTAGCGTTTTTGGAAGGAACGCTAGTCTTAGATAGTTTAAACTCATATCCTATTCTAAATGAAAGTCCGTCCGCATCCATCTTATTTAGTTTAAATAATCTAAACTGTTCTTGTCCTGTTTTATTCCATTCATATACATGATGCAAAGAATTTGGTTTTACTCTTGCAGAAGAATCTATAAACTCTCCAAAATCTTTTTGTATTTGATTAAATATAGTTGTTTTGAATAAATTTTTAAACGATTTATTTGATGTAAGTTTTCCCAAAACATTTGCTTGATAATATAAAAATGCTGATATCTGTGCAACGCTACTATCTCGAATAAACCCTGACGGAGTTCCCGCCATCGGTCTTTCTAGTCCGCTTGCTGTTTGTAGGAGTGCAACACTAGAGTCCAATTACCTGATTCTCCGATCTGCGGGCTAAGCAGTTGTAGCCTAAGATTCCGCCAAAAGGATCTGTTATTGGTGTTGTTCCAACTAGCTCAAATACTGTGGGGGTTTCGGTTGGATAATTAAGTTCTGTCCAAATCACTGTATCTGCTGTATCTCTAATGTTTGTAATTTTTTCTCTGAGAGTTACTCTGGCTTCTGTTCTTACTTCAATTGTTTGCTGATTTACGTAATTACTGCCGATAGTTTGTTTATCTGCAGAACGTGATGAGGAGTTTGTAATTATGCCTTTAGCATAACAAGGAACTGTTCTAGAATACATCCATGATTTTTTAATAGCTCCAGTATCTGGATCTTGTATGTCCTGCTGAATATATACATCCATTTTCATATTTAAAATAGAATCAACAAGACTATTCATTTTATATCAATACCATTTTATTAATTACATAAGGAAGTAATAGCTGATCTACATAATTATTGCCTGTTCCTGCAAAAGTTGCAGAATTAAAATCAAACTGCCAGTCAAATGTAGATATGCTCTTTATATACTTATTTCTCCAAACTTTATCTTTGGAAAAATAATCTTTTATTAATTCTATGCATGCCATTTCAACTTCATCTGGAACTTCCGCCCAACCGTATATACCAGACACCTTGTATCTTGAATCTTTATTAAATACGCCTGAGTAATCATTAATAGTTGGTGGCACCATTCCATTAGCAATGTATACACTATTATCAAGCATATTGGCACGATTAACTCTCACGCCAAATCCGCTTTCTGCAACCTGAACTGGAATACCCCAATTATTAACATTATTAATAGTATCAATAAGTAGTATGTCGTTTACATATATCTCATGTATATTATTTATTTTATAAGAAAGAGGAAGTATATCTGTTCCTGCTCCGTAAACTACGTTTACATCATCATATAAATAAAACTTTTGCTGAGTATAATTTTCAATTACTTTACGTGCATATTTTTCTGCTTCAAGAAGCTCTTGATATGTTTTATGATTTGGATCATTATAATCAGATCCAAAACCAAGGGTATCTGCAGCTTGAGAAATATCTACATACGGCTTAATAACATACACTTCATGTCTTTTTAAAACTGGAGAACCATCAACTTCATAAGACCATTCCGCACGTAGTTCTCTTGTAGAATTAGTTATGCTTAAGTCTGGGTAAAAATTATATACTCCGATATCAGTTTCTGATTGTTCCGCTGTTCCAGTGGAAAGTAACGTCCCTGACTCCACAGCTGGAAGATCTTCACTAGATTCTGTAATATCATATAGGCGCACTTCGGGAAGATTATCTGCGTATGCAGATTCACCTTTCCAAAATACTCTATGTCTTATTGCTGAGTTTGTGCCTACTAATATTTCCATTAACTTATGTTAACGTTTAGTTATAGAAGTCTTGAACTTCCTTTGGTGTCGCTAAACGAAAACCCTCCTCTGAATCAAAAATTTTTTGAGCATCTTCTTCTGACATTGCCACAAAAGGGTGATCCTTTGTAAATGTGTGACCATGAATATCATATCTCATGTTTTCTCTTGTCATTCTAACAAGCACTGTATCTTCAGGCTGAGCCTTTGGATCAAACTTTGGAAGAATTTCAATCTCTTCTGTTGCTTCTTCAATTGCTTCAAGTGTACTCTGGTAAACTTCCCAGGTGACGCCTTCTTCTGATAATGCTGCAATTATGTCTTTTTTATTTTTTAGGTTTTCTGTATCAACTGCAAAATCTGTTGCAATTACTTTTAATTCGGCTACCTTTAATGTGTCAAACGACATATTTATTTCTCCTTTTTCTAGGTCCTTTAATTATAGCATTGATAAATTAAAATGAAAAGCCCCCAAAATTAATTGGGGGCTTTTCTTGCAAGTCAATTCTAAATTAATTAGGAAGCGACTTTAACGTTCTTTACGACTACCCAAGCATCTGCTTGTTCAATCTGTACGCCGACTCTTGTGTACATTGTGTACTCAATTGAGTCCTTGCGTGGCCAGAAGAAGCGGTAAACAGTTACATCACGCTTGATACCAATAACAACGTTATTTGGGAATGTCAAGTGGACGTCTCCGTGTGAACCTGATGGGCTTGAATATGTACCTGTCTGTGTCTCAGGAAGCAATGGAACTTCAACGATTGGAATACCAAATGCGTATGGAGCTACATATCCTGCTGGACCTCCAAGAACTGGAACATCACCACGGATTATGCCTGAAGCAATATCCTGTGGAGTAACGTTCTGAATGTTCTGTGAGTTAGAGTATAGGTAATCCTGGATCAAGTTTGATCCTGCAAGGAAGCGAAGGTCTGTACGACGTTGCTTGTACTTACGTGGGAGTGCCTTGAGAGCTGAGTTAAATACTGCACGAGAAATTCCCGCACCAGCTGCATCGACTACGTGACCGCTTGTCTTTGCTTTCTTAACTGCACCGTCAAATGACTTGTAAAGAGCATCGCTTGAAAGTGATGTATCACCGTTAAGGATAACATCTTCAATGTCGTTACCTGCCTGTGTTGCCATCAAACGTGCAATGTGATCTTCGAGATCTGCACCTTCGATGTTATCTTCTAGAGATTCTGTTGAAAGCTCCCAGTCCATGCGAAGCTTCTTTGTTGTGAGAGAGATCTTTGAGAATGTAACTCCGCTGTTTGCTGCGGTATTCTCGCCTTCTGATGCAAGCTTTACAAGCTTCTCACCAATCGACATACGATCAATTTCTGTTGTGTCAGCCTTCATGCGAACAGTACGTGCAACCTTACCAATTACGGTAGCGTCGAACATATAGTCCAAGAATCTTGCTGATTGTTCTGGGTTAAGAAGACCACCGTTGCCATTTTCTGAAGCAACGTGGACGCCTGTTCCACCAGTTGATGAGCCAAAACCAGTTGATACTGTTGCACCAGCTGCTGCGGCCTTTTCTAATAATTCATTACTCATTTTTATTTCACCTACCTTATTTTAGTTAAAGATTTCATTTACGGAACCGAGGAAAGCTCCTGACCATTTTGATTTTGATTTAGTAAAAACCTCAGACCCGCCAAGGTCAGAGGACTTCTTAATTGCGGTATCGCCTTCTACAGCATCTACTCGCTTTTGAACACCGTCGATAGTGCCCTTTATTTCTGCAACAGCTTCACTAAGTGCGCTGTGCTTTTCTGCCAACTCAAGAATTCTAGCATCAACATTTTTGCTAAAAGATTCAACAGATGTCTTAATTTCTGTGACCTGTGCAGCATTTGCTTCAGTAGCCTTTGTGAGTGTTTCAGAGAAAAAGCCCTTTAGGTCGCCTAACATTTTTGCAAAATCAGGTTCATCAACCTCTGTTGCTGCGGCTGCTTCTTCAACGTGAACGGCAGAGGTCTCTTCAGTTGCAGCTTCTGCAACATCCAATGATTTGTCAAAAAGATTGACGTTTGATTCATCTGCTGCTGGAGCTTCTACAGCTTCTGCCACAGGTGTTTCTTCAACGACTGCTGCTTCCGCTACTGGAGCTTCTACAACATTATCAATGTTTGTATCTGACATTTTATTACCTCCTTCTACGTTTGCCTGTTTTGCTAATTGTGTTTCAGGCAACGGTAATCTTGACTTCTTAAATGAAGCAAGAATCTTATCTATTTCTTTTGACTTGTTCATATCTGAACTTTCTACCCAACCAATTAGCGTAGCTGGCTTTCCAGATATTGGTGAATCAAAAGTTTTTTCTGTAGACATAAATACAGAATCACTATCTTCACAATAAAAAATATTTTCGGTAACAACTTCTGTTGCTAAACCTTTGTAAACCATTTTCCCGCCAACCTTTTCAATAGAAAAGATATTGCATAGTTCATTAGCTGGTGAATCTACAATTGACAACTCAATAAGATCATAGTCTTTAATAAATCTAACTGCTTCACCTGTTGCTTTATTAACTTCATTATCTGATTCTTTAATTTTTCCGCCAATTGAAAAACCAGAAAGAGTGCCATCAAGAACTTTTTCCCAAGTATCCTGTGCACCCTTTGAAATGTATGATGTTACATAAACACCATTGTAAAAAGTTTGAGACTTCTGGTCATAGTATGTTTCAGGTTTAAAAGAAACAACTTTACCAACTGCAGTTGACTGATGCATCTCACGGAGATTTCCTCTAAAATTTTCAAAAGCTTTAATGCTTGCTTCTGCTGTTACGACATCTCCAGTCCGATCTACATTGTCTAATGTAGCAAAACCAGACACGGTTCTCTTCTCACGATTAACCTTTGTAAAGGGTACGGAGAGATGAAGGCTTTCACCATCGCTTGACCAGTGTGACTTTTCGATGTTCATATGCTTAATTTTATAGGTTTATCTACTCTAACGCAAATAGCAGTTGATTAAACTTATTTGACTTTAGGACCATCGCCTTTAGCATTCCTGCCCTCTCCATTTTTATCTGGAGCATTGACGGCTCTTTGCTGGTCTCTGGTTTTATTTCCAGTGGACTTAGCCTGTTGATCTGCCGCCTGCTGTGGCTTCAATTCTACGACTTTATCTCCACCTTCGATGGTTGTCATATTCTTTCTAAGTCTAACTTCATTAGGAGTAATTACCTGCATTCTCAAATAAATTTCATCAATTTGGCTTTGAGTTAATTCGTCGGTCAAACTAAGTTCATTAAATTTAAGTTGAACAACATCTGTTTTTTCGGCAATTAAATAATTTAATTTCTTTTCTAGTCTGTCCTGTGCTGGACGGCAAACCTGCTCTTTAAAGGTTTTATCGGCATCTCTAGCTACCGCCAAATTGACACCTTCGGGTGTTCCTATCTTATTAATTGGAACACGATGAGCAAGTAAAATTTCATCTCTATTTGTTTTACGATAAATGTTAAATGAAGATTCTTGCTCTCCTGCTTCGATTGGCTCCATTTTAAATTCAGTTTTTGAATCTGGTGTATCTGCTGGCAATGGGATATAAAGCGATCTATGATTTTTGCCCTTTAATCCAACCTGGAAAAACTCAAGAAGTTTTCTTTCTGATTCTGGTGAAAGTTTTGCTCCTTTAACTGTAATAATATATCTTGGTACAGCTTTATTTTCAAAATAATCAAGGTTATATCTTCCAGCAAATTCGTTTCCTGCCAACGCTTGCTGAGCTGCAATAATATCTGGCACACCGTAATAGTTATTCATTGGTGTGTATTTCTTTAAATGAATAATTTCATTTGGGCGATCTTCTTGTCCTGCAATTGGGCTAGGTGTTTCTAGGTCTCCAAAATTTCTAAAGAAAACTGCCTTGCCATAAAGTAATTGGATGAAGCCATCACGGAATCTACGCACACGCATTGTTTTAGCTGGTATATGGCCGATGTAGCCTATGTCACCTGCTGTTGTACGTCCTATCTCAATGTAGCCATTTCCAGTCGCCTCAAGGTCTGTGTAGGCCTTTATAAGGGTCTCTGTGAATGACTCTTCTTCGTTGCAGTCATCAAGCCATTTATCCAATTGTGTTTTGATTCTATCAATCTTTGAACGAGCTCTATCTAATTGTTTTGGATCATTAATTGCATCCATAGCATCTTTAGCTTTGTCTGTTTCTGTAAACATATATCCTAGGCCAACGATATTAGAGACCTTTGCATTAATTGCTGCATAATTATATGTAGATATTTCATATATCTTTGATAGATATTCTAAATTATATGTTGGCTCAACTAAATCAAAAAGAGCATATCCGCTAATTGCTTGTTGTAATAAATTTTGTTGAGTACTTACTCCGCTTGTTCCGACAAAAGCTTTTGAAAAATCACGATTTAATTTACGCTTAAAGCTTGTTCCGAGCCCTCTTAATTTTTTAATCTCATCTAACCCAATATTAAATGGGTCTTCATGCTCTTCCGCTTTTTTAAAAGAAAACCAGTCTGCGGTATTTGATATGTCAATGCTTTGAACGCTATCAATTTCATCTTCCATAAATTCTATTTTACGTGTCATTCGACTGCACCATTTCTTAACATTGAATCTTTATATACACCAATATCTAGTGGGTCTGGTGTTAATCCCCATTTAAGTCTTTCGTGCTGATGTTGGAATTCTTCGTCATCAATCTTTCTGCGTCCTGAAAGAAACTTGGGTGCGCCTTCGTATATACCGTACGAGCTAACTTCTCTAGCCAAAGCATCGATTCTGGACTTATTGCCTTTTTTGGACGTGATCGAAAGAAAGTTGCCATCGTCGTCTCCAATCCATCTGCCGTCAGGCATTTCCCACACATATATACCCAATGTGGTTTCCTCAATAATTTTAGTATTTTTATTTAAGATGTCCATAGACCATAATCATACCATTAATCAATGTTAAAGTCCAGATTTTGTCAACTGTGTGTACAATTTATATGGATACTGCATCTGGCTGAACAGAAAGTACAAGGTACGGGGTTGAATTTGTACCTGCCGTTGACTCTGAAATGGTTACCATTGAGTCTGATATTTGCTGAACCAGGTTATCGGTGTACAAAAGATAATGTCTTGCAACGGTATAGGGGGTAAATGCACTCGGGTATATGGCTAAATTATTATACATATTTGATCCGCCAGATTTGGTGTCGTCTTGATTTTGATTAAATTTTAAATTTGAGGAAATTGCAGACGATAGGACTATTACTACATAATGGGGTATACCTGCTGAAAAGAAATCAGATATATTGGTTGATGAGGTTTTATTTATGCCATTAATATATACTGCAGATACCCCCACTTTATTTATAACCCCCTGATTATTCCATTCATATATGCTGGAAGGACCTGAGAATAAAACATTTTGAGATCCATCTGGGGTAAATATTAATTCAATTGTTCTTGTTGATAAATCTGAATTAATTTTAAATCCGTGTTTATTGTACATCTTTAATCCATTATTTTTATTATATGACAAAATGGTTTTATTGCTACTTGGTAAAGAATAATCATAATCAGATGATATATAGTATCCAAAATTATCACAATAAAAGTTTTTATTGCTAAAGAAATCTATGCTTATAGATCTTAAGATTGGTAAATATTGAGTTGTATCTGATGAAGACATTGTTACCTTTAAATAAAAAACTCCAGCTCCACTGTTATCATTTTTATTAAAAAATGGAAGAGGAGATCCATTAACACAGTTTTGCCAGCTGGTTCCATCTAAGCTAACTTGAATAGATATGCCATCTGTATCTGAATCCCAATATATTTGAGAGCTTGTTATTGAAGAGTAATTTGGGACTAGGACTGTATCTACAAAATTAAATGACCCTGAAAGAGAACTGTCAAAATACAAATATTGTTCATCTACTGATAATTTAATATCTTGATTAATAAAATTTTTCCATGATTTTGATTTTGGATATGAATAATTAAATATTGGTTTCATCATATATGTATTCATGCTAAATAGATACCCGCCATCATTGTGCACAATCTGTGAATAATTAACTTCTTTAATTCCCATATTATAATGCTTTAATATTTGAGCATCGGTTAAATTAAATTTATAAAACCCAACACAATCTAATATAAAATAATTGGCCGAAGGCCCTGATTTAAAAGATACTGAAGAGTTAGTAAATTGATATTGGTTTAAATTTAAGTAATTAACCTTCTTGCCATTTATATATAAAGATATTCCGCTTGAAGAAAAATGTCCGACAACGTATATACTTTGAGTATTACTTACTTTATATTGAACTTTATTAGATCCGACTTTAAATATTAAATTTCCATTTTTATAAAAAAATCCTATTTGGTTTGTTGAGTCCCCCAATATAGTTATTTCATTAGAGCTATAATCTGGAAGAACTGTCCAAAACTCGATGGAGAAAGCGTTATCTGAATAATAAGAGTTTGCAATTCCTGGAACATTAAAGTTTAATATTGTATCTGAAACAATTTTTGTTCCTCTGACTCCACCAGCAATTAGTGGCATTAGCTCTGAAGAAGAAGCATTAATTGCATACCCGTCATAAGCGTTTCCTGAATAGTCATACATGGGAAGACCACTTAAAGCAGAATAGGAAATACCATGATCTCTTAGGTCTGCATAAGTGGCAAACGTAGATCTTAAATTATTATAAGAACCAACTGTTCCAGAACGTACTTCATCTAGTAGATAAAAAGATGTTGGCTTATCTTGTAAGACTGTATATTTATATGACATGTCTTACTTCTCTTCTATAGCTTTTACTCTCGCTGTAAGTTCTTGTACCGCTTTAATTAATGGCGATATAAACTCTTCATATCTGAGCGCTTGTGTGGAGTCTTCTTGTTCAACCCATCCGCCAAAATCTTCAATGCCAGCATCATCTAAAGCTTTTTTAACTTCTTGTGCAATTAAACCATAGTGTGTTCTTGATCCAGCAATTGGGGTTTTTATTTCATTGCCATCTTCATCTGTGGTGTAATTAATTCCGCCCACGTTATACTTATAGCTTACTGGGTTTAAAGCATTAATAAAATCAAGTCCTAAATTAGATTTAGCAATTGTATTTTTTAAATTTTTATCTGACGATACAATTGTTGATGTTTGTATATACATATTTCCCGATGCTATAACTGAAGCTGTATATATTGTTCCGTTTGAATAAATATTTTTCCAATAACGAGCTGATCCGCTTGTTGCATCTTTTCCTAAATTATATAAGCCAGTTGAAAGTGGGTACCAATCTGAGTTAACTCCAGTTGAAGATGTATTTGGAATGGCTAAAGAAATTCGTGTAGATATTGGATCTAAGGATGGTGTCGCACCCGCTGGTCCTTGTGATCCAGTTGCGCCAGCTGCTCCAGCTACTCCATCAGCACCTCTTGGGATAACAAAATCTAATTTTACTGCTGAGGATGTTCCTGAATTTGTTACGTTTGCGCTAGTTCCTGCTGCACCTGTTGTAGTTGAATTTACTTGAATTGTTGCTGCAGCATCACCCTTTGGGCCTGTTGCTCCAGTAGATCCGACAGACCCAGTTGGTCCAACTATTGATGTTCCCGCTGGCCAAGCTCCAGATGACTTCGGTCCAAAAATAGTTTTTGATGTTGTATTAATATAAAAATCACCATTTGATCCTATTGAAGAAAATGGATCTATAGTTCCATTTAATACGCTGTTTCCGCCCAAACTTGTTCCTGCACCCCAAGCTCCGCTAGTCTTTGGTCCAAAAATAGCATGGCTAGTTGTATTGATATAAAAATCACCATCAACTCCCGTTGATGTTATTGGATCAGATGTGCCATTTAATATACTATAGCCCCTTGGTCCTGTTGCTCCTTGTGGGCCTGGGTTTGCAGCAATAAATGCAGCTATATCATTGCCCAAATACCCAAGATCTCTTGGGACATCTGGAGAGTCTGTATAGCTTGGGAAACGCCATCCGTTAACACCTGTTGTACTCATTTTTTAATTATACCACCTATTAATTTAATTTACTTGACCTAAACATAAAGTTTGGACACATGTATTTATTGCCACTAATTATTGTACTTGATGCGTGATAATATGGTTTTGTTGAGGGGAAAATTAATAAGCTCCCAGGCTCTGGTTTTAGCCTGATCCCTTGTTGGGGAAATTCAACTTCTCCACCTTCAAAATCATCATTTAAATATAATACCATTGAAGCTGTAAGTCTAGATTCATCATCATTATCTTCGCAATCTATATGTGGGCCCATTTGTCCGCCTGGATTATATTTTCTAATTGTGATTTCATTTGGCAAATATCCAAGATCCATGTCAACGTGCTTGGAGTAATCTTCTACACACATATTAAAAATATCATCTATTGTTGATAAAATTAAAGCAGATTCTTTTTCTTCTTCAGAAACAAAAGAAAATTTAGCTGGACCAGTTTTAAATTGTCCAAATACGTCGTCTGGCCTAGTACTAGATACCCAAGGTTGCCAAGAAGATAAAAGTAGCGGGTGTGCTATTTTAATATCTAAATCTTCTATTTTTTTAACAAAAGCTTTTGGGTTTGCAATTAAACTTTTGTAATAAAAAATTTTATGATCTAAAATTTCTTTAATCATTCTCTTCCTTTTGGCATAACTGGCTTGCCTTCAGGGGTTGCCCATTTTTTATAAAGCTCTTCTTGCTCTGCTCTAACTTGTTTTAATTCATCTGCCCAAGCTTGTTTTTGCTCTTCTGTATATTCACATCTAGCATCATCCCAAAAAGAACCGATAGTATATCTTATTCCACCCTTGACTGTTGTTACCATGTGTTCTCTCTGATGCCCTCCAGCAAAGAATGCACCAAGACCGATTTCAGGTTTAATTTCTATGCTGCCATCTTTAAACTTTAAATGTCCGCCTTCAAAGTCATTATTTAAATAAATAAAAACTGCATATTTACTTTTTTCAAAAGCTGTTGGATTTCCATGCTCATCAGAATTATCTGAATGGTAATCTGCAAATGCACCTTCAATCCATCTTTGTGCATGGTAACTGACTTCATTAACCTCAAACCCTAAAAGTTCTTCTGTTTTACTTTTAATTTTTTCTTTAAGCTGATTAAAATAATCTTCTGGTAATCCAAATTTTAATAGATTAACATCAGATGGCCAGTAGCCCATTGCTTGAGATCCATAAAAAGAAATTTCATTCCATTTTAAAATTTTATTATCAACTAAAAAATCAAAATAATTAATAATTGATTTGCAAGTTTGTTCGTCAATAAAATTTTCTACAATAAAAAATTCATCTCTAATTTTGGGCAATGTCATGACTGATACCCTAAATTCTTTCTGTCAGCATATTTCATATTTCTAGGATTTTCTTTTTCAATTCTGTCCCATTCCATTTTTGACCATCTATATGCACCGTGATGCATCTGATTACTTAACCACTCTTGACTTCCTGGATAAAAATGCTGAATAAAGTTTCTAATAAAAAACTTTTCTCCATTGCGAATTGTTCTGACTCCATGAAAATATGGATCTCCTGAAGGGAATACCAATATATCTCCAGCTTTGGGTTTGTATGGGAAAAATTCATCTCCCACCCAAAACTCAATGTCTCCGCCCTCGTAATCATCGTTTATATATGTAGTGCATGTTAAAAAGAACTTTGGTCCTGGCATATCTCTTTCTGAAATAATATAATCGGTATGATATTGCATAGTTAATTCGTTACCCATTGTATTAATATTTGAATTATATTTTGAAAAAGATGATGTCATTAGCTTAGAAGTAGGTGGCAATGTTACATTATATGTATTTATGTAATCTTCAATTGCAGTATTATATGCCTCATAAACTCTATCGGACAAATGTTTTTCTTCATCATACATTGGACCCAATTCTCGTGGTTCATTTGGATCATGCTTTTGCTGAGAGTAAGTTCCAAAGATTGACCACTCATCCCATTTTCTTAAATAGTATTTACCATCAGAAGTTTTTTCTGATCTGTTCATAATGTCATAAAGATTATCTGCATCTGGGAGAAGCCCCTGATAAATCCTAACATTTGGCAATAATTCAAAAGATGTATATTCGTAATTATTTGTCATTTTGATCTAACCCTAATTGTGTAATTGTCCAAAAGAAGGGAGCAGTATATCTAGTCCCGCTTGTTACTTTAGTTACCCCATGAATATAATTTTTATCCCCTGGGAAAAAATATGCAGCTCTAGGTTTTGGCTTAAACTTTATGTTTTGCAATGGAAAGAATAATTCTCCGCCTTCATAATCATCATTTAAATAAAATACAGTTCCAATGTCATACCAAGGGAATTCATTTGGTGTTCCTGCATCTGGGCCTTCGTGAAGTTCTTTGTCTGCATGTGGGAATTGCATTGCTCCGACAGGCCACCTTACAATAGCAGCATCAGTCGGACTAACCTTAACGTTAAATTTTTCTTCTATAATAGGAGTCATTCTTTCAATAACAAGTCTTAAAATTTCAATAACTTTGCCTGTTGGATCTGCTTTTAATAAAGTATCTTTTGTTGCAACACGATCTTCCCAAACCCTGTGATCATAAATTATATTTCCATTTTCATTCCATTGGGATTCTGTAATATCCCAAATTGTATTATTTTTGGCAAAAGTCAATAGGTAATGTTGTTCTTCTGGTGTCACCATATCTTCAAGCTCAACAACATTTTCTGAACCATTTCCAAAATAACCTGATGGAGTTATGGTTTCTCTTGCGTATCTAGCTCTTTTTGTTGGTTCCATTTTTTACCTATTCATATTTCTTAAGAGATCTGACGGTCTGCTTATATGCCCCGCCATCTTTAGTTCTAAACTTTTTTGCTTGTGCGTCATGCCTTGCTTGTAAAGCAGGCATACTATAAAACTTTGTTTCCATTTTCCAGTCTTCTCTTTTATATGGGATTAACTGAAGATAGGGTGTTCCTTTGGGGATCTTTCCTTCAAATCCATCTTTTATAAAAAATGGTATTAAGCCTGGAGTATCCATCTTGTCATTATCTATTATAGCAGAGGTAGTAATAAATGGTAAATCAAATCTATTAATTGGATGAATGTACATAACACTATATCCTTCAGGAACAGATGGCGCCCAATTTGGATACCAGTGAAAGTGACTGCTTCTATAACCATGCGGTACAGGGAATTCATTCATTGGAGCACGAGCTCCTACAAAATCTTCAAATCCAGGTTCTGCTTTTACAAATAGCTCACCGTTATCTGATTTAGTAAAGGTAATGTCACAGGGAGTAGTATAAAAATAACCCGTAATAAAAATATCCAGCAGTCCTGGACAAGATTTAAAACTTCTTACAAATCCGCCTTCGGCATTAGGCCAGTACTCTCCCGTTTGTTTATTAACTTCAAATTTATCTGCTTTTTTAAACCATTCAGGAGTTACATTTTTTGCAGCTTGAGGGTGGTAGTCTTCGCTAATTATATTGTAAAGTCTATTAGAATGAAAAGTAATTTTATTTGACATTTGTTTTTAGCCTCAATGTTTTTAATTCATGAGACCCTATTTTGTTGCCCCTATGATCTGTTGCATTTCTATAAAATCCCGCCCATTTTCCTTCTGCATTTAATTTGTCAATAGTAATTCCATATGCTCTTCCATCAAATTTAGTTCCTATATAATTTGAACCATCGTATATGTCGACTTCAAATTCATTTAGTTTAGATAAAGATATTGGGATGATAGTTGCAACAGGTGTGCCTGCTGGTATTGTTATAACTTTATTTGCTTCCGTAATTTTCCAAACTACTGGTATTTCTCCTGAGAAAAAAGATGTGCTTAGTACTGTTGTAAAAGCTTGTCCGCCTGGAATAAAAAAATTAGGGGCTGGCATAATTAAAGTAGTAACATCTTCTTCGGTTTTAAAAGTAAGTCCAGTGACAAAACTAATAGTTCCGTTTGATCTATTTGAATTACAATATGTTTCTCCAGATAATATTTTTACGTGATTTGGATTGCTATCTGATATCCCATCCCAAATAAACTGTATATCTTCTGGGAAAGATATGCCCCAGCCTAAAGTATTTGAAAGGCTTACTGGGAAACAGTTATAGGCATGTCTATTTGCTGTTTGTTCCATCCAGTCTCTTTTTACTGATATTTGCTCTATCTTGGCTGGATTTTGACCAGTAATGAAGGCTTGTATTTTATGCATAACCCTCAGTGTACCTTTTTTCTATCTCTCTGTAATCTGGAGTATGTGGTGCTTCTAAATAGTCAAGCATTGTTACTATTGAATACTTTGTTCCTTTTGTTACTGGCAATGATGCGTGAGAAAATAAATAAGTTGAAGGGAATAGATATAGATCCCCTGCTTTTGGTTTAATTTTTAAATTAAATTTATCAAAAAACAACTCCCCTCCTTCATAGTCATCATTAATATAGCCTACTGAGGAAAGTACGCAAATATAAGAATAGCCGTGATCTGAGTGCACTTGAAAATGTTGACCTGGACCATATTTAACAAAATTAAAAGATTCCCAATACTTTAAAGGAGCAACATTAAATTTTTGTCTATAATCTTCAACTGGACCAAGCTGAGCTTCTTTTGAGTCTTCCCATATTTTTTCTAATTTGATTTGATCTGGACTCTTATTGGAATCATCTGGGTTATTTTTTTTAATTTTAAAATCAAAGGCATCTCTGTATTTTAGGTCATTATTAGCATACCCAGTTGTAGCCTGCTTCCATTTATAGGTAGCATGTGGTGCATCTGAATATCCGACGCCTTCAGCATTGGGATCTAAAGATAAACACTCTTCTAATCTATTAATTAAATTCATATCTTCAGTAAATGTGTTTCTATAAACTAACACACCTGGGGCTAAAATTTCTGGCTGATTCATTTATTCTCCTGTTTTCATTATATCTAAAATATTATTTTTAGTCAACTAATTTTTCATATGGAAATTTATTTTTAAAATGATCTATTGCTACACGACTTGATTTGTACATATCTTTAGTCCAAAATGTAGTATGCGTATATCTTGTTCCGCTTTGTATTTGCTTTATGCCATGCATATTTTCTATGCTGCCACTAAAAACAAGAAGCATGCCAGTTTCTGGCTTTATACTAAAATCATGTTGTGGAAAAAATAATTCTCCACCTTGAAAATCATCATTTAAGTATAGCATTGATGTATAAAGTTTATTTGTAAATAATCTTTTATATTCAGCAATATTATTTTTATCAAAAAAATATTTACATTCTTCTGGAACTTCATCTATATTTATTGAGGTTTCATCAAAATTGGGATCAATAAAATCTACATGCGGTTCTTGTACATTTGGGTATTGCCATTTAACAATTTCCCACAATTCACTATATATATTAAAATCAGGATTAAAAAAGTCTAAAACCTGCTCTTTCATTTTATTTTGAATTGGAACAACTTTTTTAAATAGATCGATATATTTTTCTATGCCTTCTTCATACAATGCATTTATTTCAATTCTTCTGTTATCCCAATGTCTAGAGTGAGAGAGGTATTCTTCTTCTGATTTAAACATAGACCTAGATCTATTCGCTTTAGGCCAAAGGTTGCTACTATTTGCATAATCAATTAGCCATTTACATTCTTCTTCAGAAATAAAATTTTTAATTATTCTAACTTTGGGGTTTATGTTATCCATTTGTTTTCCTTAAAAATGTTGTTAGGGTATATCTTTCTCCTGAAAGCAACGGCAGTACTTCATGTGTATACCTTTCATCTCCTGGGTGAATAATTAAATCCCCAGCTTTTGGTTTATAGATATAATTTAAGTTTGGATAAAATAATTCACCACCCTCAAAATTATCGTTTAAATATATAATAACGCCATATTCTGTTCCTTTACCAGACTCACCGTCGTAATGTCTATGCCAAGTTGTTTCTGGTGTAGTTTTATTAATATGTCTTATCATTTGAACATAAAGCTTATTTTCAAAAATTAAATTTATTTTTTTAACAATGCTTTTAATTATATCGTGTTTATTAGAATTTGTAATATAAACTTTTACAAGCTCATCTCTGCGTTTCCATTGTGTATTTTTATCTAAATACTCTGACATAAAAGAATTAAGTTCTGCATCAGATAAAAAATTATTAATTATTTTAATGTTTTCCATTATCTTAGCCAACTTGCTATCGCATATCTAATTCCACTCGTAACTGGAAGTACTCTATGAGTATAAACATAAGATGATGGGAATATTATAAGGTCGCCCGCCTCTGGTTTGTATAAAATATTAAATCTTGTAAATTCAATTTCTCCTCCTTCATAATTGTCATTAATATAATAAACAATTGAAGTTCTTCTAAAAGTTCCTCCACCATCATCTGAATGAGAACTAAAGTGAGCATCTTTACCATACTTTAATATTTTAAATGGTTGATGAGATTTTAAATCTATTTGATGTTCAAAAAAATAATCTTGTTCTGCGTCAAATATAGAAGATGAAATTATTTTAGATATATTTTTAATTTCTTCTTTATCTGCAGCTTTAGGGCTAGATGGTATTTCAATAGAAAGAGTGTCTCTAGCTTCTTTGTTTATATTTACAATTCCGTCAACTTGTTGAACATATTCTTCTCCCCAATCTTCATCTTTTAAATTATATACAAAATCTGTTATATCAACATTAATATTTTTATATACAAAAATTCCTGGTGCCAGAAATATTTTATTCATACGACATCCTATGATAGGGCCTTCTAAACCACTTAGGAACATCTAGATTAATTTCATTGGCCCAAAGTATGCCAAAAGCATATGTTGTATCTTCTAAATCATATTCAAACTGATCTTTATTATCAGCAACTATTGTTTTATTCATAAATTTACCATTTAAGAATGTAATGGTTTGATATTTAATTGGATCAGAAATGCTATAAGAGTTTAATTTATTATTAAGTTTTATAATTTGAAAATTGCTTGGAAAAATTTTTTCTATATTTCCATATTTACTATATAAAACAGATTGAACTTGCAATCCAGTTTCTTCCACAATTCTTGCAGATGTTCTATGGAATTTATACATAAGCTCTCCATCAATTCTATCTTCTGACCAAATTTTAATTTGTTTAGATTTATCCCAGGTATTTAGGTTCAACAAAACTTCTTGATATGTTTTTAGCATATCTTCATTTATTGGAGTATCTATCATAGGTATTCTTTTCTGTGCCAGAGGGTATCTTTGTAAACCCCGCCATTTGGCACTCTAAATTTTTTATAGTTTAATTTAATTCTATCATAGATCTCGCCTGCTTTATCTATTTTAAAATCTGATTTCCAATTTTCTCTTTTAAATGGAAGGATTTGAACATATGGTGTGCCTGCTGGAATTGTTCCTTCCCAATCATTTATTAAAAAAAACGGCAAAGAGCCTGGAAGGCTAACTTCATCAGTATCTATAATTCCTGTAGTATTTATAAAGGGAAGATCAAATCTATTTGCTGGAGTCATATAAAAAGTACTATAGCCTTTTGGAGTTTGTATTCCCCAATCTCCTACCCAAGCAAATGAATATCTGTAATATCCTATTGGAGATTTAAATTCATTTAAGGGGTCTCTTCTAACGCAAAAATCATTATACCTTGTATCTTCAATCTTAACTTGAATTTCATTATTATCGTCTTTATAAAATTTAATATCACATGGAGTTTTTAATACATATCCAGACATAAATGTATCAAGCAAGGCTGGGCATGCTTTCCAAGTTGGAATTTTGCCGCCTGTTTCTAGCTCGTAATATTTACCATTTTCATCAATAGCAAATCTATTAGCATCTTTATACCATTTAGGTATATTTTTTGAAGTGCTATCGGGCTTATTAATACTATCTTTATTTAACCAATGTCTGTTTGATATAAAAGTAATTATATTCATATACTACTTTTCTTTACTAAAAGTGTTACCTACAACATGCCCTCTGTCAGTATAATCAAGCATTGTTACTAAAGAATACTTTATTCCGTCTTCTACTGGCATTGCTCTATGAGGATACATAAAGTTAGATGGAAATATCAATAGATCTCCAGCATCTGGTTTAATTGTAACTTCTTGTCTACTAAAGAATATCTCTCCGCCCAAATAATTATCATTAAGGTACCCTACAAGGGAAACTGTAGCATTGTATGAATATCCGTGATCTGTATGTTCTTGAAAGTGTTGGCCTTTGCCATATTTAACAAAGTTCATAACTTCCCAATATTCTAGCTCTGACAAATTATAATTAAAGCAATAGTCTTTTACTGCTTCATTCATTACATCATAGCAATCCTGCCAAACTTCTTTTAACTCTAAAGTACCTGGATCTGTTCTATGTAAATCACTTTTTCTAAACTTAAAATCTACACAATCTCTATAGTCTAATTTTTTAAATCCATACCCTACTGTTGCTTCTCTCCATTTATGTGGATTTGAAGTATCAGATATAGACGTTTCAAGTCTATCAATAATATTAATATTAGTATTTAAAACATTTTTATAAACTACTATACCTGGAGCGATTTCGTATTTATCGCTCCAGGTTTTAGTAATCTGTGTTGGATCAATTAACTTTGGTCCAGCGCTTGACATTTTTTGTCCTATCTTTTAAAAGATTACTTGTTGTGTACAAGCACTCCACTTAAGAAGAACCAGTCATAAGGTTCGCAGTTATATTGATATACATTGTATATTGCATCTGTGAGATAGTCAACCTTAGTAATTTCTACTTCGTGTTTTTCTCCTGAAGAATCTACTGTTACTAATGATTCCCCAATTTCGACGTAATATGCCTCTTTAATCTTATATTCTCCCGCTATGGTTTTAACAAATACTGGTTGAGTAAATGTTACCTTAGTGTCAATATTATTATTAAAGTACATAATATCTGCTTCTTGAGTTTCTTCAATTGAAACAATTGTTGTTTCCACAAATTCTCCAACTGTTAAGTTTTCAGAATTCCAAGTAGAGATCTGATAAGAATCTGCTACTGATGGATCAATTTGATTGATTACAACTGATTTAATTTTATCTCCTACCTGTAAGAACTTAGCTGGCACTTGACCATCCATAGTATCTACAAGTGTATTTTCTTCTACGCATGGTGGTCCGAACCAAGGGATGTACGACGCAAAGGACGGTGGTGCGAAGAACCCAGGTGGTGAGAAGAATCCTGGTGGTGAGAAGAATCCTGGAGGTGCGAAGAACCCAGGTGGTGCGAAGAACCCAGGAGGTGCGAAGAACCCAGGAGGTGAGAAGAATCCTGGTGGTGAGAAGAATCCTGGAGGTGCGAAGAACCCTGGAGGGGAGAAGAACCCTGGAGGCGAGAAGAATGAAGGAGGGGAGAAGAAAGTTGTAACGCTATTAGACTGTGCTGATGTTAAGCCGTTTCCATTACCGTTTGTAGCATAAACATTGTATGTCTGTGCTGTTCCTTGTTCCTGAGCAACGTTAACTGATGTTCCTGTTGCTGTATCTCCTGACTTTCCATCATCTGATGTCCAGTGATAGTTAGTTACCGCTGATCCACCAGTTGCTGGTGCACTCCATGAAACAACGTCTACTCCAGCTGATGAAGAAGAAGCTGAAGGAGTTCCAACCCGATCAGGTACTGTTGTTGGTGTTACTGAGTTTGATGTTGTAGTAGGACCATTACCAACTGCATTAGATGGAGTTATTGTAAATGTGTAAGCAACTCCGCCAGCTAAACCTGTAAAGGCATATGATGTTAAAGTTGTTGTTTGTGTTGTAGTTGCTGGACTTGACACTATACTATATAGTGTAGCTGGTGATGATAATGGATCAAGCGTCCAAGTTAGGTTTGCTGACCCGTTATTAAACGCTCCTCCATTAACACCAGTGGCTGTAAATCCAGTAACAGCGAACGGCTGAAGGAAGTTATCCGAAGCCGAGCTCTTAATACCGATTTTCTTATTTGCCATTGTTATCTCCTATTTTTTTAATCTAATTAAGCTGAAAGGTCTCCGACAAGTACCCATGTGTCTGTAGCTCTCTTAATAAGAGTTGCTGATGACCACTGTGCACGAAGCTTGAGTCCTGGTGTTGCGTTAATTGTAACTCCAGAAGCTGCTGCTACATCTACTGCGCCTGCGCCTACACGAAGTATATCAATTGAAGTACCTATTGGGTATGCAATTGTAGCATTCGTTGGAACTGTCAATGTAATTGCTGAACCTGAGTTCATTTCAATCATTGCATCACGTTCTGTTAATGCTGAAAGTGTATAAGATACTGTCTTTGAAGCAATTGTTGTTAAAGATGGAACGCCTACCTTAGTCTGTGTTCCGTCTGAAAGCTGTACACCATTTGCTGACAAGTTGGTTGTTCCAGATACTGTAATATTAGCTACAGTATTTGTACCAGTAAATGTTGGGCTTGCTAATGTTGCATATCCTGCAATGCTTGCACCTGCGGGAATTGTTACTGTTCCTGTAAATGTTGGTGAAGCAATTGGTGCTTTAAGAGCAATTGAGTTTGTAACTGTTGTTGAGAAAGCTGCATCATTTCCAAGAGCTGTTGCCAATTCATTAAGTGTATCTAATGCTGCTGGTGCTGAAGCTACAAGGTTTGAAACTGCTGTACCAACAAAAGCTGTTGTTGCAACTTGTGTAGTTGCTGTTCCTGCTGTAGCTGTAGGTGCTGTTGGAACGCCTGTTAATGCTGGTGAAGCTAATGGTGCAAATCCTGCAATTGAAGCTCCTGCTGGAATTGTTACTGTACCAGTAAATGTTGGGCTTGCAACTGGTGCCTTAAGGGCAATTGCTGTAGCCTGTGCTGTTGAAACTGGCTTAGCTGAATCTGCTGTATTATCAACATTTCCAAGTCCTACCATTGTAGCTGTAATACCAGAAACTGTGCCAGTAAATGTTGGTGAGGCAAGTGGGGCCTTTAAAGCATCTGCTGTATCAACATAAGATTTTGTTGCAAGAGCTGAAGTATCTGCAATTCCGTGTACGTTTGTTGTACCTGAATTATGTGCTGCAACTTTATTTGTAGCATCTGTTGATGCTGCTGCTGTTGCTGCTGATTGAGCATTATTTGCCTTAGTAGTTGCATCTGCTGAAGCTGCTGTTTGAGCAGCATTTGCCTTAGTGGTTGCATCTGTTGAAGCTGCTCCAATTGCAGCTGCTTGAGCAGCATTTGCCTTAGCGGTTGCATCTGCTGAAGCAGTTGAAACTGATGCGGCATCTCCAGAAACTCTAAGAGCTGCTTCTGATGCTATAGCAGCTGCACGGTTTCCAACTGTATCTACAACTGCTGTATCAACAGTAATTGTAAGTGTATTTGCTGCATCATCATAAGTCTTAACAAGACCAGAACCTACTGAGAGGAAGCCTGCTGCTTCATCTTGAATTTTTTCTACGATGCTTGAAGTTGTTACGTATGTACTTGCTGCATCTGCAATCTTAAGCCAGTCTGAGTCAGCACGAGCAGTTGTAAGATATCCTGAAATATTTGCTCCTGCTGGGATTACTACCTGACCTGTAAATGTTGGGTTATTGATAGGAGCTTTAGTAGCTAAAGCTGTTGTTAAAGTTGTTGAGTAGTTTGCATCGTTGTTTAGTGCTGCTGCTAGCTCATTAAGTGTATCTAATGTTCCAGGAGCTCCATTTACTAAGCTTGATACTGCAGAATCAACATATTGCTTTGTAGCAGTTGTTGTTGAAATTCCAATAACACCAGTTGATTCAATATAATTAATTCCGCTGCCTGCTGAGAATAGTTTTTTAATTTCAAGGCTATTGATCTGTTGTTTTGGAACCAAAGTGTTTGCATCAAGTGTTGCTACACCAAATGCTGCACCTTTATCGCTTTCTGGAACATATGTTGCATCTGCTGTATTTTGTAATCCTTGAATTGATGAGTCTACATATGATTTAAGGGCAACAACAGATGAATCAACGTTAATTGATATTGTATTTGCTCCATCATTATATGTCTTGGTAAGACCAGAACCTAGGGTAAGGGCTGCATTAATTGCATCCTGAGAAATTTCTCCAATTGTTGCTGTGTCAGCTGCTGCATATGAAAGAGAACCCCATGTACTAGTTCCGTTACCGAACTTAAATTTATTTGTGTCTGTTTCTACACCCATTTCGCCTGCTGCGAGAATTGGGTTTACTGAAGACCAGTCTGCTGCGAGACCTCTTCTTACTTGAATTCTTACTGTTGACATTTATGCCACCCCTTATTTTATATTATTTGTAAAGTATACCATTTTTTCAATTACAATTACTGAATTGTGCTTGAGTCAAATGATATGTCAAACGATGATGTTGCTGGGGTTCCGCCGTCAGCGAATTTAGTTGCTGTTGTTACAACCCCGTTTGCTTGTACTGTATAAACAGGACTACCATCATAATCAATAGCTAATCCAATATCCATAAAGTTTATAGCGCCAGTCGTATCTACTACGTCTGTTGTATGTGCAAGAGAATAGGTAGTTCCATTAATTAGAACCTGTAGTCTTCCTGTTGTTTGATCAAAAGATATCGGGGCGGTGCCTAATACAAGATTAGAATCAAACGTTGCTGTACCAGCTACATTTAATCCATTTTTTACTCTAAAATTTTTATCTACTGTTGCCATTTAAGTTCACATATCCCCTAATTGTTTTGGTGGGGCTTTTAAAAGGAGCCCCTCAACCTTTATTATTTAATTATTTAATTAATGTTGCGATTACTGTTACTGTAGTATTTGCATTTACAGTGTTAACTGATATTCCAACGTTTCCGCCTGAATATGTTGCTGTTGTAGTTCCAAGATCTCCATTTGTTCCAACTGTAGCAAATTCTGTAATTGCTATGTTATTTGAAGAATCAAGAGAAAGAAGAACCTCTGAAATCTGTGTATGAGTTCCTGTTGCAAATTTTACCAAGAGCTTAGCTGATGCGTAAGATGAAGCTGCCCAAGACATAACAGATGCTCCAGTTGATACTGATGCTAGTACTGCTTGTACTGCCCGCTCAGATACTAGATCATTAATGTTTACAGCTGTAAACTTTGTAGTTCCGTCTAGAACTGCATTACGTGCTGTAGCTGCGGTTGCTTCTGCTGCAGCTTGTGCTGCGTTAGCCTTAGTGGTTGCATCAGTTGCTGCAGCTGATGTAGCAGCTGATTGAGCCGAATTAGCCTTAGTTGTAGCATCTGTGGAAGCTGCTGAAATTGCTTCTGACTTTGCAGTAGCAATTGCTGCTGTAAGTGTTGTAGACTGATTTGTATTAGCTGTGTCTACATAATCTTTTGTAGTTGCATCTGTTCCAGCTGTAGGTGTTCCAAGACCAGTGATCTTGTTTGTACCCATTGCAAGGTTGCCAGACATTGTATCGCCTGCTTTTGAAACCTTGCCTGAAACTGTAGTGGCTAGTGTAGCTGCTGTTCCTTCATCTGCTGTTAATGCGTCAGCAATTTCTTTAAGTGTATCAAGAATTGTTGGAGCACCATTAATAAGTGCAGAAATTTTACCATCTGTATATGTTCCAGCAGATGTAATTGCTTCTGATTTAGCAGTTGCAATTTCTGATGTTACTGCTGTACGTGCTGCTGCTACCTTAGAGGTTGCATCAGATGCTGCTGTACTGATTGCAGCTGCTTGTGCTGCGTTAGCTTTAGTTGTTGCGTCTGCTGCTGCAGTTGAAACTGAAGCTGCATCGCCTGAAACTCTAAGTGCTGCTTCTGCAGCTACCTTAGTAGTAGCGTCTGTTGCTGCTGCTGTAATTGCAGCTGATTGAGCATTATTTGCTTTGGTTGTTGCATCAGATGCTGCTGCAGAAATTGCGGCAGTCTGAGCTGATGAAGCTGCACCGTAAGCATCAAATGTATTTGAGTTTACTGTAAGCTTACCAGAACCATCTACGTTAAATACGCCTGTATCAACAGACTTTACAAGAGTCGCTCCACCAACAAGGTTGAGGATATAGGCATTTCCGCCTGTTTCTGTAAGTATATTTTGGCCATTGATTGTACCTGTTGTACCTTCAACAATGAGGCCAGATTTAATTCTAAAGTTTTTTACTACTGTTGCCATTTATATGACTCCTCTTACTGCTTTTTTTATTATTACGCCTTGATTGCAGTTCTATAATATCTAACTGATATAGATCCGCTTGCAGGGGTGACTCTTAAACTAATTATACCTGAATTTTCTTCAAATGTATAAGAAAAAATATTTGTATTACTTGATGCAACAATATTTGATTCTGAAATCAAGATATCTGATGCTGTGCAAGTAACAACAATTTCAGATGTGTAAACATCTGCACCTTTTGTTACCTGAATTTTATAAGTTGCTGTTTTCCATGTGTTCTTGTCAAATGAATCTATGACTGTTGGGTTTTCAATACCATAAACAGCTAAATCATTATTTCCTTCAAGGCCCAAAAGCTCTGAGATAGTGTCTGATTGATTTGATATTCCTGCCACTGCATTTGAAAGGGTGTTAACCTTGTATGTTAAAGAATTGGAGTCGGATGAGTTAGTTACGCCCACTGCTGTTTCTAATGCTTCAATTGCATCATTGGCATTAGCGTGTTGGGCTGCGTGTCCTACTAGTTCATCAGAAGCCGATGGATTTGTAAGGTTATCCTTACTTGTTGGAAATGTGGTTGCCATCTATTTAAAGCCTCCTGGCTGGTGGTGCATGTTATCTAATTATATCTTAAATATATTTCTAATTAGCCCACATTTTTAATGGGCAAGTAGCTGCAACCATCTTTGTTTTAACAGCCATAAAACAACCACATTTTTTGCATTGTTTTGTTGCATGTATAAACTGTGGACAAGATTTACACGTTTGGTACCTTTGGTTTGCAACTTCTTCAGAAGCATAGATTGTATTTGGATTAAATACGTCCCATGGTTTTACTGACATTTACTTATTGTGAATTAATATTCCATTAACAAAGAACCAGTCGTATGGCTCACAGTTAAACTGATAAACATTCATAATCTGATCAGTAATATAATCAATTTTAACAATTTCAATTTCTGAAACAGTTCCATTTGAATCTACAGATACAAGATGCTCTCCTAGTTCAATATAGTAAGCCTCTTTAATCTTATACTCTCCCGCCAAAGTTTTAATAAACATTGGCTGTGTAAATGTAACTTTAATATCAATATTTCCATTAAAGTATATAATGTCAGCTTCTTGAGTTTCATCTACAGAAACAATTGTGGTTTCTATAAATTCACCTGTTGTTAAAGTATCTGAATTCCAAGTTGATAATTGATATGAATCAGCTATTGATGGATCAATTTGATCAATTTTAATAGACTTAATTTTATCTCCAACTTGCAAGAACTTAGCTGGCACTTGACCGTCCATGGTGTCAACAAGTGTATTTTCTTCTACGCATGGTGGTCCAAACCAAGGAATGTAGCTCGGGAATGAAGGTGGAGCAAAGAATCCTGGTGGTGCGAAGAACCCTGGAGGTGCGAAGAACCCAGGTGGAGCAAAGAATCCTGGTGGTGCGAAGAACCCAGGTGGAGCAAAGAATCCTGGTGGTGCAAATACTGGTGGTGTATTGGAGCATGCTGGTGGAATTCCAAGTTGTGCAATGATTTGAGCAGAAGTCATTCCTTGTGTAGATGCTGTTCCAGTAATAAAAGAATGTCCTGTAGACGGAGTTGGTGTTCCATAACCGCCAGAGTAGTTACCGCTTGGGCCATAACAATCCACATAAATTGGATATCCTGCAGCCACATATTGATATCTTGCAACTGTAACTTGGAACGGCGGCGTTGTAGTTGCTTGATTATATTGAGTACCTGCAATTGGAGATTGTGATTGAATTGTTCCATCAAGTGATGCATTTGAAGTTGATGGATGACTTCCAGTTACAACAGTAAAGTTGCCATAATTTCCATCTGATGTTGATCCGCCTACATAATTTGGAATAGTATAATATTGAGTTACTGGAGGAGAATATGAATAAAGACTTACGTGTAATACTATAGGAATTGCATTAGATGCTACTTGAGTTCCCCCTGATGGATTTTGAGATGCAACTAGTCCATCATATCCTGCATTTGATGTCATAGTTACTGCATCATAATATAAAGTATACACAGAAGTTGAGCTGCCTGCACTTCCTCCAACTAAGTTAGGAATTGAATAATAAGTAATTTGAGCTTGAGATGTTGCAGAATTACTTGCAGATACTGGGCCAATAGTTCTTAAATCAGTTAGCAAAACAGTTACAGAACATGTTATTGTCATTCCATCGTATGCAGTTGTACTTGCTAAATTAAGTGTAGAATCTGATGCAATATTTAATGTAGACCCATTCGCCCGCCAATCATATATATACATATAAATAGATGATGAGTTAGTCCATGTTCCTGTGCTACATGTAAATACTCTGCCATTCGTAGTTGAAATAGTTGGAGCCACAGTATTTGATGGTGTTGGGGCTATTGGATAAACTATAGATACTGCTGGACTTGATGTCCATGAAGTTTGTGTATACCGTGGTGCTGTACCATTAACCTTTACAGTAAATGATCCATATGTGGTACCTCCTGCTCCAATTTGAGAAATAGCATATGATGTTGCAGTTGGACCACCACTTCCAACCATTCCGCTAGCAATTAATAGTGTCCCGCCATCATAGATTTCCCAGCTGGTTTGATTAATTAAATGTGTTGACCAGCTTAAAGTTCCGCCAGTTGAATTTGAAGACATGGATGCAGTTAGTGTTGGTTTGTCTGGTTTTAAATCACTTACAGATGCATTCTTGCCCCCACCTACAACAGTGGTTCCACTAACATTTGATGTGTTCTTTGGATTTACTAGTATTCCTAAAGTACCTTCTGCTGAACCTGTATCTATTACAAATTTTACAACATTTCCATTTACGCTATAAGTACCTTTTGTAGCATCTGTATTATTAACAAGGCTTGTAATTTCAGTAAATGAAACATTTGGTCCTTGATATTGCATATAATAATCTGTTGCAGCTTTTACTTTATTCCATGTCAGCTCAACAATACCATTTGATGTTACATTTACCGTAATGTCTGTTTGTGCTGCTGAATTTACAACAGGACTTGCTGATGTATAAATTGTTGTCTTATTACTTCCATAAGAATTTGTAGCTGTTACTTTACATCTAATATTATATCCAACATATTTAAGGGTTTGAGATGAATCCCATAAATCTTCATTTAAATAAAATGAATTATTTGTTGCTCCAGATATGTCTTGCCATGAAGAGCCATTAATACCCTTTTGCCATTGATATGTATAAGATGTTGGAGAGTTTGTCCATGAGCCTGTTGATACTGAAATAGTTTCTTGAGCACCATAATAAAACGCACCATTTTGCAAAGATAATAATGGCAGTGATGTGTTTACTGGTGTTAAATCTGCAACTGTTTTCCAAGTTGATCCGTCATAAATAAATGCAGCCTTAGAGTCCCGCCAGGTAGACCCGTCGTAGACCTTAATGTTTTTAAATGGGTTCCATGAAGAGCCATTAAAAATATTCAGCGGCATTCATATCCCCTTTAGTATTGTATGTAAATATCTCCTGCTACTGGTGAACCAATAGTAGGTGTTCCTGAAGTTCCATATGCAATTTTATTTGCTGTAGACCCAGAAGATGAGTTATGATATCCATATGTCTGTGCATTAGAAATTGTAGCATATGTTGTTGAAGCGTTTGCTTGAGTTAAATATGTTGTTGAAGCGTTTGCTTGAGTTAAATATGCTGAAGCAATTTGTGTTGAAGTTGAGTAAGCACTTAAATCAACTGATGGCAATCCATTAACAGTTGCTCCGCTAAAATCTACTGTTCCAGTAAATGTAGGTGAGGCTAAAGGTGCTTTTAAAGCTAACGCTGATATAGTTGCAGTTGATAACGGCTTATTGGTATCAGTAGTGTTGTCAACATTTGATAAACCTACCATTGCTTTTGTAATTCCAGATACTGTTCCTGTAAATGTAGGAGAAGCAAGTGGAGCTTTAAGGGCAATTGCTGATGTTAAACCAGCTACCGCTGTTTGATCATTTTGCAATGCTGTTGCAATTTCACCCAAAGTGTCTAATGTACCTGGGGCAGAATTAATTAAATTATTTATTGCAGTTGAAATTGCTGAATTTCTACTTGTAACTTCAGAAGAAATTGCAGATGTAATATCTGATGTCCGTGCAATAGATGTTGGAATTTCTGAAATTGAAAGTAATCCATTTGCATCAAGTCCTGCATATCCAAATGCTGCGTTTCTTCCGCTTTCTAATACATAAAGATCAAGAGAGTTTTGAAGTCCAGTTTTTGCAACGTATTTAGAATCTGCATCTGTTTTTGTTACATATGTTGAGCTAATAGAAGAAGATAGATCGTCTATGCTTCCATTAACTGCAATTAAAACGTCTGTAATTTTTGGATTAACAAGTGTATTAACTTTTGCATCAGTATAATATAAATGATTTGTACCTTCAGCTAAATCATCTGTAGTTTTTGAAGATAAACTAGTTGATCCGCCAGAAATTCCAGAAACAGCAGTTGTTATGGCTGCATTTCTATTTGTAACTTCTGTAGCAATTGCTGAAGATATCGCTGAATTTCTATTTGTAACTTCTGTAGCAACCTTAGCATCAGTATAAGTTGCTGATGCATTTGTTGCAGCTGTTTGTGCAGCATTTGATTTTGTAGTTGCATCTGTAGCTGCTGCAGAAATAGCAGCAGACTGTGCATTGCCTGATTTTGTAGTTGCATCTGTAGCTGCTGCAGAAATAGCAGCAGACTGTGCAGCAGAAGATTTTGATGTTGCATCATTTGCTGCTGTTGTTAATGCAGATGCAATTGTTGATGCTAATGCACTAATTGCTCTAGCATTTGTAAAATATTGATTTCCACCTTCTGGAATATTTGAAGTTGATATTGCTGCTAATGCATTTGCAACTTCTTGTGAAACAGAAACTTGATCTGGCATTTGTGATGTTGGAATTTTGCCTGTAGAGTCTAGTGAAGCAACTCCATTTGGAAGGCCAACGCTAAAACCGTATGATGTGGTGGCATTCCATCTGACACCTGTACCAATTTTAAATCTATTGGTATCTGATTCAATTCCTAATTCTCCTGATAAAAGAATTGGGTTATTTGCTGCCCAGTTGGAAGCTGAGTCTCTTCTTAATTGAATTCTTGTTGTCATTCTAGTGAACTACCTCCATCTACTATATCGCCTGCTACTTCTGTGGAGTTTCCTCCATCCATAATTATATCATTTGGTTCTATTTTACCAGTCATTGGGTCCCCTCCATCAAATAAGCTTAATGTTTTCCATGTTGCATTTTCATTATAATCTGACGGAGATCCTGAATCCATTCCAATAACTTGAGGTAATACAACTGCGGGAGATGCAATTTCATTATATTCAAGGAATGTGATTGGATTCTGCATATCAATTGTATGCACGTCTCCATCAAATGTATGAGTATGTCTATAAAATGGAGTTGGGTCTGTGCTTGGTGGAGTTAATTCCACCCATTCCGTTCCATTATGTATTCTTAAATTTTTGCTCAAAACATTAAAATAAATATCGCCCTCTTTATTTATAGCAGGGTCTACCGAGCTGGTAAGTAAATTTAAAGCAACCTTCATTTGTTTTGACATATTAACCTATTACTACTACCTTATATGATCCTGCAGTTGGTGCAACTGCAAAATTAATTGTTACGTTTGAATTATCTGTATGTAAAACATCTGCAAAAATTTCAGCATATGGTGATGCAGTTTCATAAATTGTTACTGCAACATCTGTTGTTCCTAAATTGTGATTAACTGTATAGGAAGTTGAAGATGTTCCCAATGTTGTTGCATATTTTCGTACAATGGCATTATAATGAGATCCATCATTTGTTAATTGCCACTGCTGAGCTGATTCTTTCCATAATATTTCTACATCTGGTGAATCTCCACGCTCTACACGAATTCCAGCATCTGCTACTGGTGTTCCAGTAAACGCTGAATTAAGATTAATTTTATTATCTTGGATGTTAATTGTTGTTGTATTAACAGCATTAACTTTTCCTGCTACGTTTAAATCTCCGCCAACTGTAAGGTTGTTATTAATTGTTACATCATTTGGCAACCCAATTGTTACTGCAGCATTATGTCCACTATTTGGAGAAACAGATACTTGATTTGCTGTTCCAACAATTGTTGCTACATAGTCTCCAGTTGTTTGTGTGCTCAATGGAACAATTAAGTCTGCATGACTTGCAGCAGTTAATCTACCCTGTTGATCTACTGTAAATGAAACAGTCTTAGATGTAGAGCCGTATGTTCCAGCTACAACCGAAGTATCATTTAGTTTTATTGTATGTGTGCCTGCTGGGTCATTATAGGTAGCAGTTAAACCTGTTCCCGCTACAACTGTAGAACCAATTACATCTTGAATAACTTCTGTAGAGCCAGAGGTAGGTGTCCACTCTGTTCCATTGTAGAAGTAAAGTACATTTGTACCAGTGTCGAAATATATTTGACCCGATACTGGATTTGAAGGGGCTGCCCCTAAATTCTGAATTCTAGCATTGAGTAACTCGTTTTTGTTAAGATCAATACTAACTAAATATTTTTTTGCCATTTGCTATCTCCCTTTTAGGACAGGTGCGCTGTCCCTGAAAATGGTTGTGCCATTGTCAGTGTTATTTGATTTAAACCATTATAATCTATTCCAGTTTCAAGAATGTCACCCGCACTTGATTTTATTGTAACGTTTGGGTTGTATCCTAAATTATGTTGTATTGTTAAAGAATATATTCCATTGACTGGTCCTACTACTTGTGCTAATTCCCAACTATAGGATAGTGTATTTGAGGATAATGTTATTACAGCTGCATTTGCCCATGTTGCATCAGATAGTTTAGGGCCATAAAATTTAGACAAAGTCTTATCAAAGTAAAAGTCTCCTTCAAGTCCCAAATTATTTGCTGGGACTCCGTTGCCATTAAGTATAGTTTTACCTCTTGGACCTTGTGGCCCTGGAGATGATATAACTACATCATTGATAACTTCGGTTACAATTACTTTTTCAGTCATTATACGGTTACCGATCTATTGAGCGTCATAAAGCCCTCAAGGAGTTTTATTTTATTCGCATTAGAATCGACAACCATTACATCATAAGATGATTTAGGATAAAAGAGTTTATTTGTTTGTGTTGGTGTCATTTTTATAGTCAATTTACCAGAAGGCCCATCGATAATAATTCCACCAGAAGGTGATGTAAGTGTGACGGCTAATTTATTTCCGCCTTTTGTATCACGTACTTGCATCTTTGCAGATGCGCCACTCAGATCAATCGCATTTCCATCTTCATCTTTATATTCTAATACAAAGCTAAATGTCGCATTTTGATCTACTTCAAAATTCTTTTGTCCTGCCATTTGCCATAGTCTCCTAAATAGGAATACTCCTGTACTAATTTTAGCACAGGAGTATTTCTAATTGACTATTTTATTAAGCCTTGTTTGTAAACCCAAAACTCTTATCGTTTGGATTAAGGGCCTTAAGGATTACTGGAGCTACGGCTGCAACACCACCCATTAATAAATCTTTAGGATTTGTATTACCAGTCATGTATAGAGCTAGTGCTGCTGAAAGAAATGCTCTACCGTATGTTGCTAACCCTGCTAGAATTTGTTCTTGCATTGTTACCTTCCCATCTTTGTTTAAATCCGCTTTATCGAATTTAGCCATTTTATCGTCTCCTCGTGGGCAATTTACCCATGAATTTTGGTTTTACCCAATACTATAATTCTACCACTATGCAGAAATATCTACAAGCTCACAATTTCCATCTGAGCTGCAAGCAAGGGTGGCGGTTGGAGAAGTTCCATCTTCTGTTTCATAAAAAGAAAGATCTTCCCATCTAATATTTGCTGGCATCTTTGCAACAAGAGTATCATATTCTTCTTTAGAAACTTCTTGATATGGTGCTTGTTTGTATGTGTGATCAGAATGAGGCAAGAAAGAGATTCCAGACACTTCATCAAAATTCTTGTATACCCAAGCGCCCACTTCCATCCATTCGTCTTCTTTTACTGAAACTGTAATCGATGGCTTATGCTCACACCAAGCACGTTGATAAACTAGCCAAATATTTAAATGATCAATTGCTGTTAAATCATTTCTAACAATTGCTCCATCTGGTGCTTTTACTGGAAATGAAAATACATATGTATCATTAGGCTTCATTACATCATCTTCAACTGGAATTCCAACTTCTTTAAGAAAAACAGAAATTGGGTCTCCCTTTGAGCCACGAACAGTTCTTATGTAATATGGTGAATGCCATGGATGCATTCCTGAAGATACCCCGACCAATTGAGATACGGTTCCTGAAGGCTTTACACATGTAATAGCTGCAGACTCAGGAATCCCAATTTTCCCAGCCTCTTCTTGATTAACTTCTCTTGCTCTATCACGCATTGACATCAAAAATGATTCAAGCATTATAAGATCTTCTTTGCCTGACATAAATTTATGTCCAAATTGTCCAGTTAATGAAACACCAAGTAGACGTTCTTCTTCTGTGTTATCTTTCCAAATTTTTCTTAAATATTTAAAGTCTGTTAAAGTTGATTGCCACGTTCCAAGAATTGTAGCAAGCTCAACTTTACGTTGAATATCTTTCTTTGTATCGTTTTCACGTAATACGACTTCTGAAAGATTACAAAACTGATAAGGACGTAAAATAATTTCTGAACATGGGTTTGTTCCATAGTGTATCTCAGGGTCTCTACGACCAAATTTGGCTGCTTGTGCTTGTGCTGCTGCAACATTGTAGATTCCACGTTCTCCAGATTTTGAATCATACAAAGATTTCCATTCTGCAATAAACTGCTCCATTTCTGGTTTGCGTGAGTAAGCAACAGAATTATTTGACAAAGCTCTTTGTGGACTATTTTCCCACCAGTTACCCGACTTGGCTTGTGCCATCTCAATATCATTAATATTAGATAATGAAATCATTGCTGAGCGACGGACTCCACCAACTACAACAACTTCACCAATCTTACACATAATATCATGACACTCAATTGGTTTAAGATTTCTTCCTGCTGCATTTTTAAATTTTGCAATTGTAAAATCAAAAAGGTTAATTAATGGTTGAGGTCCAGAAGATCTGCCACCCATTGTTTTTAATCTAGCTCCTGCTGGTCTAACTTTTGTAACATCAATTGCTGGAATATGTCCTGTCCAAAGTAAAGCTAAAAGCTCACGATATGCTTTTGCCCATCCTTGCTTTGAATCTTCTACAACAATAACTGTATCTGTTTTTTCAAGTTTTTCTGGAACGGCAGGTAGTTTATTAATATATTTATATTCAACAGAAAATCCTACGCCAGTACCGCACATTAATACATACATGGTTTCATCAAAAGAACGTGGTGAATCAACTGGCAAAAATGCACAATTATATCCAGCTACATTGTCTCTTTCTAATGCTGCACCTGAAGTCATTACTGATCTCATAGATGGCATAACATTTCGTTTAAAAACAAACTCTTTTAATTCCGCAACTAGCTTTTCATTTGGAATATAATTATGATTTGTTTTTAAATGATTAGTCATAAAAGAAAAATATCGATCTACTGTTTCTCCCCATGTTTCTCTTCTTTCTTCTGACTCTACCCATTTTGCATATCTAGATAAAGCAATAAAGTTTTCATAAGGATTTTCAATAGTTCTTGACATTTATTATACGACCTTTTCTCCGCCTTGCGGTGTAATTTATTTGTGAAGTTCTAAGTGTATCAAACTTTTATTTAGTGGTCTAGTAGGTAAAATATCAATATATGAGAATTAGTTTTAGTTAACTGACTTGACATACTTTACAAAACAATGTTATGATTATAGTTCGTTATCTCTATAGGAGGAAATGCCAATGGAGAATATAAAACAACAGTTTAGCGATTTAATTCGTGACTGGACAATAATAGCAGTAACAATGTTATTTTTGTTTGGAAATCAAGCAAACGCTTTAACTGTAAACACTTTAGTGAAAACTGAAGCCCAAACAAAGCAAGAAGTCTTAGACAAGTTCAGTAATGCAAATTACAGTTCGTCTGAGATGCTTACAGATGAAGAACTGGTAACACTTCTTACAGCTGTAGGATTCGAAGGAACAGGCCTTAAGAAAGCCTGGGCTATAGCAAAGCGTGAATCTAATGGAAGACCGCTTGCTTACGATGGGAACAAGAAAACAGGAGATAGTTCTTACGGATTATTTCAAATTAATATGATTGGATCTCTTGGTCTTGAAAGACTACAGAAATTTAATTTAAAGAGTAACAAAGAGTTATTCGACCCAGTAACAAACGCAGAGATAACGTACTATATGACCGATGGCGGCAGTGATTGGTCAAGCTGGAAGGGTATGACCCCAAGAGCACAGGAATTTTTATTAAAATTTCCGACACAGTAAAGGAGATGGGATGAAGATACAATATGTATCAACTTACATCTCCATGTCGAAGGATGGATTGGTTGAAAAGCTTTTATGCCCAGTAGACCAATCTTTTCTTTTTTCTAATTTAGATTTAGAAGACAACATATATTTATATTGTTTAGATTGTAGTTATAAAAAAAATATAGGAATATCTACTTATACAGATATAGTTAAAAAGGTGCAATCAATTGGATAATATTAAAAAATGTAATTCAAATAGTTGTGAGTGTGGTAAAGAATCGGCTAATATCCCAATTACCGATGCTATGGGTAGAGAGGTTTTTTGGTTAGATGCAGGAAGACCAGAATAACGAAGTTTCTAGCAACTTAGAAGATAATTTGCCTATGGTAAATTATATTATGCTTCACCGAATTTATGACATGCTAACATTGTTATCAAATAAAATTGTTGGCGGAGAAGATACACAAAAAATGGTAAGTTACCATGAGGCGGGATATTTATTAGGTCCAGCGCCTTCATTTACACCAAACGAGGAAGAATAAAATGGAAAAAGAAAAAGTAGTACTAATGATGCTTGAAAAATTAAATAATGATACAAGATTTGCTGGTGTATCTAGCGGGGCAGATATTGCAGATGTAGAACAGCAAATTATTAAAAATCAACCATTTCTTCAATGGCAATTAGGATCAATGTATGACCTTCTTGTAGAAAAAGGCGTCATAGTTCCTTGACATTCTTTTAATAATACTTTATACTTTTAAAGTATTGGTTGAGTTTAACTCCCAGTATATAAAGCCTCATTCGGATCCGCCTCTGAATGGGGCTTTATTATTTAAGTGGTATAATTATAATATCATGCCAAGAGATCATTTTTCTAAAGTAATGCATAGCCCATATTTTCAATCAAGTGGGTATAAAGATACGCCAAGTGGAAAAGCTGAACAACAAATGATAAATAAATTGAATAAAATTTCAAATTTTTTTAAACGACTAATTAGGAAAAAATAATGTTTCAGGAAAATGCAAACTTTGAACAAATAGCTGAAGAAATTTGGATTTGGCGAAATTTTGTTACTGAAGAAGAAAATAATCAAATTGTTTCAATTATGAAAGAATATGAATCTCGTTTTTCTAATAAAGATCAAGCTTTTAAATTTGAAGATCAGGCCATCGATTGGTATAAAGATAAGACTGGGCCAACCCTAGTAGAATTAAAGCCTATTTGGGATAGAATCTCTATGGCGTTATATCCAGATCATTATATACATCCTCAACTTTTTGTAAACGTAATGCGTCCTGGTGACGATGGCATGTTTGTTCATGCTGACAGTCCAGGAATGAACATGGAACACCATTTAACACAGCTAGACAGATGGTCAACATGCTGTAGATTAAGTCATGGCATAGTTACTTATTTTGGTGACTACACAGATGGACAAATTTTTTATCCAAATATTGAAAAAGATGGTTCTGTAAAAAATAGACCTGGAGATTTTCAAGATTGTCTAGAAGTAGATGTAAAGCCTAGAGATCTTGTAGTGCACGGAGCTGGACATCCTTGGGAACATGGAGTTAGACAAATAACAAGTGGCATTAGATATGCTTATTCAAACTTTTGCATGGAAAAAGAACATGCACCTGGAACATACGAGCTATTTAATCCCGATAAACATCCACATATGATGGATAAACAAGAAATTATTGATTGGAATGCAACTGTACATCCTGAAACAACATTTTGTAAAAAGAAATGTATTTGTGGAGATTCAGCAGACTTCCCATATTGCGACAATACTCATAAAATTGTTAATAAAAGAAAACAAGAAGAGGGCAATTCAGACATTTAGTGCAAAAAGTGCAAAAGTGAAAAAATTGAAGTGCGGCGGCGGTAGAAGAACCATTTAATTCAATGGATCATTTACTATGAATTGCGGATTATATATCTCATTACCACTATACTCATATAACATATCCATTAATAACTTACACTCTGTATGGCTTTCTAAGTACCATATGTCACA